TTTGACATGGCATCGTAGGATTAAGTTATGGCCTTAACATACTCAAGTTACGTGCAGCAAATTAGCACAATGGCCGTCATTCCGTCCAATGATACCAATTTCACGATCATTTTGCCCCAAATGATCAGCTACGCAGAATTGCGTATGCAGCGTGATTTAGACTTTCTTTCTACTCAAATTAGCACGACAGCTTATTCATTTACCCAAAATAACAATACGTTAACTTTACCTACGTCGCAGTTTATTGTACCGCAGACGTTTGAAGTAGTTAATTCCGGTGTTTCTTCACCGCTATTGCCAGTTACTAAAGAATTTATACAGAATGTTTACGGATCAGGTTCTACGACAGGCGTACCTCAGTATTTTGCTGTTTATGGGGGCGATACTGCTACTACAGGTAATACTAGCCAATATATGATTGTAGGGCCAACGCCTGACAGTAACTACGGTACTATTATAACTGGCACTGTCCGTTCTGCGCCGCTTTCTGCCACAAACACGACAACTTACATTTCAACGTACCTGCCAGATATGTTTATCATGGCGAGTATGATTTACATCTCCGCATTCCAGCGCAATTTTGGGCGTATTAACGACGACCCACAAATGGCGCAAACCTACGAAAGCCAGTATCAGGCTTTGAAAGCCAGTGCGTTGGTTGAGGAGAATCGCAAAAAATATGAGGCAGCCGCTTGGTCGTCTTATTCACCTGCCCCCGCCGCTTCGCCAACTAGGGGTTAATCATGCCCTTTGGTACGATCAAACTCAAACCCGGCGTTGATACGAACGTAACCCCAACCTTAAATGAGGCCGCTTATTCCGTTTCTCAATTGATTCGCTTTTTGCCGGAACGAAACGGATTTGGATTGGCTCAGAAGCTTGGCGGTTGGGTAGCGTATTATAATTCTGCTATTGGCTCAGCTATTCGCGCACTTAAGGGTTGGGCTGATCTTAATGCCATCAACCACCTTGGGATTGGAGCAGAATCGTCCCTTAATGTTTTGACAGGGAACAACCTTGTTAACATTACACCACAAAATAGCGTAACAAATACTGCACCAGTATTCTCAACCACATCTGGTTCAAAAGTTGTTAACGTAACGGATTCCAACATTACTGCATCAGTTTTGGACTACGTTGATTATATAACACCCGTATCTGTTGGCGGGATTGTTTTATCGGGGCCATATCAATTATTGACCGCTGCTGGGACAACGTATTCTATTACGGCGGCAAGTGCTGCAACTTCAACAGCCAATACATCCACCAACACAACAGCTGGGTCATTTGTGGTGGGAAACACCTATCAAATTGTGACTGTTGGCACAACTGACTACACCTTAATTGGCGCGTCAGCCAATACAGTTGGTGTGATATTTAATGCCACAGGTGTTGGAACTGGCACGGGTACGGCTAAATTAGTTGGTGTCCCTGCCTTTCAAACCACAAACGGTCAATCTACGGTTACATGTTACCTTGATAACCACGGGTATTCCATAGGTTCCACGTTTTATGTTGGTGTATCTACGACTGTTGGCGGTGTTACACTTTTTGGTTTGTACACCATTTTAACAGTTCCAAGCGCAAGTTCATTTACTTTTGCCGCAGCTAACACAGCAACATCTTCTGCTGGCCCCACGGCAGAAAATAGCGGCAATGTGCAATCCAATTTTTACATTGCCATCGGCCCCCAACCCACGGGTACTGGGTTTGGCGTTGGCGGATTTGGTACGGGCGGGTTTGGTGTTGGGTCAACTCAACCGTCTGTTCCCGGCACAGCAATCACTGCGACAGATTGGACCTTAGATAACTTTGGTTCGTATCTAGTTGCATGTCCTGCAGGTGGCGCAATCTATTACTACGATCCTAACGGGCAGTTGCAAAATGCTCAGATTGTGGGTGGCAGTGGCCCGCTCGTTAATTCTGGCATTTTTGTCGCCATGCCTCAACGACAGATTGTAGCTTACGGTTCTTCGTTTAACCTACAGGCAGACCCTATGCTTGTCAGGTGGTGTGACGTTGGCGATTTTACCAATTGGATAGCTTCGTCAACCAACCAAGCTGGTTCATATCGCATCCCTACAGGTTCTAAGATTGTGGCGGGTATTCAAGGGCCGCAACAGGGATTGCTTTGGACTGACTTAGACCTTTGGGCCATGCAATATGTTGGAACGCCGTTTGTTTACAGCTTCAATAAGATTGGTTCTAATTGCGGAGCGGTATCACGACATTGCGTTGGTCAGCTAAATGGCGCTGTGTACTGGATGTCCCAAAGGCAGTTTTTCATGAGCATGGGTTCAGGCCCACAGCCAATACCATGCCCAATCTTTGACGTGATTTTTCAAAACATTAACCAAAATTATTTGAGCAAAGTAGCTTGTGGCGTTAACAGCCAATTTAACGAGATTACGTGGTATTATCCATCTTCCTCGTCCACTGAAAACGATAGCTACGTTAAGTATAACGTGCAAACTCAACAGTGGGATTTTGGCACACTAGGCAGAACTGCGTGGATTGACCAATCCGTCCTTGGCCCACCAATTGGCGCGGGTAGCGACACATATATTTATCAGCATGAAAAGGGCAATGATGCCGCCAGTGGAACAACAACCACGGCCATGTTGTCGTCATTCCAGACAGGTTATTTCCAATTGGCTGAAGGCGAAAACTTGGTTTTTGTGGATCAAATTTGGCCGGACATGAAGTGGGGTACGTACAGCGGCAACCAAAATGCTACTGTTTACTTAACCATCTACTATACCAACTACGCCACTGACACAGCCACCTCGCCGTCAACCAGTTACTATTCTGGCTCACCGTCTAACACGGTCAGTTCAGTAACATTCCCCATGACGCAATCCACGGAATACATTTCGTGCCGGATTAGGGCGCGTTTCATGGCATTTTCACTATCATCGCAAGACGTTGGTACATTCTGGCGTTTGGGGGGGGTTAAGTATCGTTTTCAGGTAGACGGCAAATTTTAATAGGAGGCTACCATCGCATCTTTAGACGACATCCTTTCCACGCAGAAAAACGGCGTTATTGGCATTAACTCTTATGTTACCGCCATAAATACCCATGCTGGTTTTTATAACAGCAAGGAGGTTTCCACTGCTTCAGTGATTAAATCGTCGTCAGGCTGGTTGGCTACGGTAAGCGTTATTGTGGCAGGTTCCACGCAGGGTTACCTTTATGACGCGACATCTGCCGCATCAGGTAGCCGCATTTATGCCGTTCCTAACACGCTTGGCATTTACCAAATCCAAGTTCCATTTGCGACGGGATTGTATTTTTCGCCCGGAACAGGTTCCATTATTGCAGTAGGATATTCGTGATGCCACTTAAGCACGGTTCATCTCAAGCTACTATCAGCAAGAACATAAGTGAACTTTCCCGTTCAGGTCATCCGCATGACCAAGCTGTGGCGGCTGCATTAAATATTGCGCGGTCGGGAAAAGCACATGGAGGAAATTCGCATGGAAATGGGCGCAATATTATCCATACTGGTCCTATCCACAGCCCCGTGGCTGGTCGCACAGATCATCTTCCTATGCATGTACCCGCCGGAGCCTATGTTATTCCGGCTGAAGAAGTTGCTTACCTTGGTGAAGGGAACACGCTTAGTGGTTTCAAAAACATCACAGAAATGATATCAAAATACCATGACGATGGATCACACAATGCTGGTAACCCTGTTCCTATTGTTGCTGCTGGTGGAGAGTACGTTATTCCCCCGTACGCGGTTATGGGTATTGGCGATGGCGATCTTAATCGTGGTCATCGCATACTTGACCAATTCGTAATGAAGTTACGAAAGAAACATATTAAGACCCTGCAAAAACTTTCACCGCCCAAGAAGGACTAAAAATGGAATCAATGTTTAAGAAACAACGTGTTCGCCTGTCCAAAAGCGTTCGTAAACGGATGCCCAAATTTGAACGGGTAACAACTGAACCGTTGGTAAGGACTGCTCAGCCGGATGACGAGGACGGCATCATGACCCTCGCAAGAATGATTCACCAAGAAATTGGCATGTTTGAGTTAAATGAGCAAAAGGTTCGCGATACGGTTCGCCCTTTGCTACGTAAGCATTTTGGTATTATTGGCGTGGTGGGAACCAAGGACAACTTGGAAGCTATGATCCTGCTTAGGATCGCCAATAACTGGTATTCTGACACCCCATTCCTTGAAGAAATGTCAGTATTTGTCCGCCCTGAATACAGAAACGCTACAGTTTCCCGCGTTCACAAGCTAATTGAGTTTGCTAAAAAGGCGGCTGATGGCCTTGATCTACCTCTAATGATTGGGGTTTTGTCAAATCAACGAACAAATGCTAAAGTAGAGTTATATGAGAAACACTTCGGCCACCCCGCTGGTGCTTTCTTTATTTATGGGGCGTCAACTGGTCAGCCGGAAGCGGCTGCCAACGCTGCTTAGTAGGAGATAGCCGTGTGCGGTTCTAAAGGTTCAGCTACTACCACATCGTCGTATACGCCGCCTCCCAGCGTACAAGCGAATTATGACATGCTTTCAGCCCAAGCACAGCAAGTCGCGGCTACGCCTTTCACACCGTATACAGGGGAAATGGTTGCGGGTTTAACGCCGACTCAGCAAGCAGGTATTCAAAACGTCAATGCGGCTGCTGCTGAAGCGCAGCCATATTACCAAGTGGGTGCTGGATTGGTAGGAAGTTCTGCTACACCATTTGGTCAGCAGCAACTTAATCAATATATGTCGCCCTACATTAATAGTGTAGCAGCGGCTACTCAAGCTAACTTGAACGAAACCAATGCTCAACAACAGCAACAATTAGTGGGCAATGCTATTAGTCAGGGTGCTTTTGGCGGCGACCGTGCAGGTATTGCTCAGGCAGAATTGGCCCGTCAGCAAGGTTTGTCCGCTGGTCAGACAATGGCTAACATCTATCAGGGTGGTTATGGTCAAGCTTTGGGCCAGTTCAATGCCGACCAAGCACGCCAGCTTCAGGCAGGTTCTTCTTTAGGACAGCTTGGTTCGGGTGCGCAGACAGCAGCACTCAGCGGCGCACAGGCACAATTGTCGTCTGGCGCGCAGCAACAAGCTGTCCAGCAAGCGCAAGATGTCGCGAATCAACAGCAGTTCCAAGCGCAGCAAGCTTATCCATTCCAGACGACTCAGTACCTCGCCAATCTATTGCTTGGTATTGGCGGTCAATCGGGTGGCACGTCGCTTACATCGCAGCCGGGTCCAAATATTGGTTCGCAGGTTCTTGGCGGTCTTACGACTTTGGCATCGATCCCTTGGGGGTCGGATGAGCGTCTTAAGGAAAATATGGAACCGGTTGGCGAAACTTACGACGGGCAGAAAATTTACAAATTCAACTATAAAAACGACGGCCACACGATGCTTGGCCTTAGCGCGCAAGAAGTTGAGAAGCACCATCCTGATGCTGTTCATAAAGACGGCGAAGGCATGCGCATGGTGGATTATGAAAAAGCAGTCAACCACGCAGCACAGCGCGGACACTTCGCAAATGGTGGTCTTGCCGACTCAATGGGTGGCGCAGTGCATGAGGGCGGCTTAGGTCGCCTTCAATATGCTTTAGATGGCGCTATTCCTTACTCAGACCAGCCATCGGGCGGATCAACAAAGCCATTAACACTTTCCGACGTTATGCGTATTTCACAAGGGTTATTGTCTCAAAAGCCCGGCGGGCGTAGCAACATGCCTGAGCCACCTAAGCCATATCAAGACACAAGTTCAGTTGATGTAGCAAAGCAATTGCAAAATGCTACGCCTGAGCAGCGCGCTAATATGAAAGCCAATATTGCTGCGATCAATAGCAATCTTGGTCTTGGAACCGTCGCACCTGCTGATGTTATCCCAGTAACTAATTATCCAGATCAATATTCCATGTCTGGAATGTTGGGAAGATACGCTTCGGGCGGTGTTGTTGGGCGTCACGGTTATGCAGGAGATGGCTCTGTCCAACCACAAGACAATTCAGATGGTTTATTGCCGTCGCAGGGCCAGTCGCTATATGAAAAGGCAACAGGCCAAACATTGTCAGATAATGCGCGCATGGGCCTTTTGTCTGCCGGATTAGGCATGCTTTCTAGTCGTTCCCCATTCTTCGGTGTGGGCGTTGGCGAAGGCGCTGCTCAAGGTCTCGGCACGTATTATAATGCACTTGCCAATCAACGCGCTTATCAAAAGCAGCAAGAAGAATTGGGCATTCAAAAAGGTCGTTTGAACATTGATGCAATGACAAATGCTCAAAAGATGTACGATGATTTGCGTATTCAAAGAAGTTTGTTAGGTCAGTCTGGTCATTTTGATGCTAATGGGGAGCCAATTACTCCTCAAGCAATTGACATTACAAGACGCATGGATCAACAACGTCAAATTATCCAGAATTTGCAACAAGGCGTATTGGGAAGTTCTATTTTAGGAAGTCCAACTGCGGTTTCAAATTCAACTGAACCTGCAGCAAATGCAGCTGTAGACACGGCAAAAAGTGTTTTATCTAAAACGGAAGATAAGCTTCCTGCGGTTGCTCCAGACCAGTCAGCAGTTGTAGCCAAGCCACCCGCTGTTGCAGCACCAGCACCTGAGGCCGTCGTTCCAGCGGCTGCCCCAGCAGTTTCTCCGGCTGCTACTCCGGCACCCGATAAGAATGCACCACCAGCAATTCAAACAACGATGCCAGAACCTCAAACTATGACTGGCAAGCAGTTGTTTGCAGGGCTTCCAGATTATGCCAACCCAGAAACGCTTTATAAAGAGGCAAAAGCGGCATTAGCTGCTGGGGATGGTCAGGGTTGGAAGCAAAAGTCTGAAGAAGCTGCAAGAATTTCAAAAGAAATTACCGATAGTGGTAAAACCATTATCAATGGCGAAGTAGTTACTGCTCCGGGTTGGAATGAATATCAAAAAGAACAGAAACAACTTCCTGAAAATCTTAAATTATTTTCTGGTTACGGCGAGAGAATAATGGGTCTTCAACGCGCTGATATGAACAATGATTTGTTTCAAGCTATTGGCGAAAATTTTGAACCGGGCATTCTTACTCCTTTACAAGGTAAAGGTCAGGCACTTGCTCGTGCAATTGGCATGGAACCCACGGGAACAAATGCTGAATTAGCCGCAAACATTGATCGGTTAACTAAAGATACGAACCAAGCATTGTTTGCTGATTTGAAAGAAAATGTTGGTCCCGGCCAGCGGCTTCTTGTGAATGAAATCCAAGGCCAAAAGCAAGCGGAACCTACTGCGGTTATCCAGCCAGCAGCTTATAGAACATTGGTTGGACAAAAAATTGGCACAACTAAGTGGTTACAAGATAATATGCGTGATGCTCTTGTTGAACGTCAACGCGTTGGCGATGCCAAATTTGATGAAGCTGCATTTACTCAAAATTGGATAGATAACCATCCACTTAACGATTATGTGAAGGCTGCTACACTTGATGTAGCTGTGCGCGGCGCAACGCCAACTGATCCATCACAGTTTGTTCCGGGCCAATCATATATATTTGATAAGGACGGTTACGGTCGTTCTCTTGCTCAACCGTTGAAAGGTAAATTTATTGGGATGGACGAAAACGGACATCCTAAATTTAAAACCTTACCGCTTATGAGAGTGCAATAATGGATGGGCAAGTTCAAAATAACCCTGATGGTTCATTCAGCTTACAGTTTCCTCAACCTTCTCCCCCACAAGGGCATTGGGAAAAAGGACCTTCACCTGTTAAATCATTAAACGATTTAACTTTTGAGGCACCTCCTGATCCTAAATTAGACGCATTAAAAACTGCTGGAAGCCAATTCGCATTAGGCGCAACTGCTGACATTGCCGCGACTCCAACAATCCTCCCAACAGTAATGGGTGCGGCAGGACGCGGTTTAGAATATGGCTACGAACGGGCAAAACAAGCATTAGGCTTACAGCCCGAAGGGAAAACCGCATCTGATGTTTTAAAAGAACAACAACAAAAAATTGAAAAAATTGAACCAACCCCAGAAGAAGTAAAATCTGGTGATTTTGTTGACCTTGGTTTGGGCGAGCCGGGCGCGCCAGCGTTGTACCCAACCTCCCAATGGTTTGAACGCAAAATTAAAGAAAATGTTCCAGCTTTAGATTATGAACCATTTTACGAGTCATCTAAGTTGGCCGGTACTCCTGCTCGTTTTATGGGTTCCGCAGCTATCGGCCCAGTTGAAGGCGTTGCAGGACGCATTGGAGCTGCTGGCGTATCTGGTTTAGCTTCAGAGGCCGCAGGGAAATATGTTTCTTCTATTGGCTATCAAGATTATGAAAATGCTGCTCGTTTAATAGGTTCATTTGCTGGTTTGCCAGTTGGTAATTTAGCTGCAAGAGGCATTAATAACTTTACTCAGCCTAACACTGCCGCACGGAATGCATTGTCTAGTGCTATTGCAGAAGATTTCCGCAATAACGAATCAGCAATGACGCCACAGGAAGTTGAGCAAGCATACCAAAATGGCTTAAACCCTATGCCATATGATTATGCGGGTCCAAGAACACGCGCAATGTTAGAGCAGTTAGGTTTGAACAACCCTCTTGCTCGTCAATACATGGGTGCAATTAATACAGAATTAGCAGATAGAACTACTAAAGTTTCTGAGAATTTTAGGGCAGCATTGGGGGATATGTTCGGATATCCTGTCGATCCAGTGAATGTTGCAAAAGGTGAAACGCTTGTTGGTAAACAACAACGCGATGCTCTTTATGATTTTATTAAAGATACACCTGACGCACAAGCAGTTCCATTAACCAATGAGTTAAAGGAATTAAACCAAAGCGATACGATGAAGGATGTTTTTAATAAAGCTAAATCAAATGGGACTGACCCTAAATCTGAAATTGTTTCACCCAGAACAATTAAAGGTACACCAGATACCGAAGAAACATTTTTGCACACTGATAGAGGAATTGTACATCAGCCAGCAGTTTCAGGTAAACCAGACCAGTATATACCGGGAAATTTAGCTTATTATGATGAAGCTAAACAAATTTTAGATGGCAAAATTCAAGCAGCCATTACAGATAAAGATAGTGGTGAAATTGGCCGTTTACAGACATTAAAAAAACAACTTACAAATGCTTTGGATAAAGCAGTCCCCGGCTATGATGCTGTTCGAGATATTGCCAGCGAAACATTTAATGCTGCATCAGCACCGCAAGCTGGTTATAATTTTATGAAAGATATGGATATTTTTACAGGCGATAAATTAGCTGAAGGATTAAATAAATACACGACGCCAAGCCAACGCCAAGATTTTGCTATGGGAAGTGCCGCATATTTGCAAGAAATGCTTGATAAGCAGGGAATTGAAGCTGTTTCTAATTACATGAATCAGCCTAACGCAGCTGCTCGTATGAAACTTGCTTTAGGCAATGAAATGTTTGATGACATTTATGGGCATGTTCAATCTCAAAATTTAATGGGTAAAATTAAACCCTTTTCCATTCCAGTGACAAGTGTTTCTCAAGAAGCACCTAGTTTAGTAAAAACATCGGGGGCGGGCGCTTTAGCTGGGTATATAACTTCTCTTGCGCAAGGGAAAGAATTGACCGCAACTGATACTGCTGGACTTTATGCGACGCTTGGTGGTTTGGCAGGTGCAACGGGTGCTGCCATCATAAATGGCAAACAAGCAGCTATTGGTGATAAAATTCTTAAACTTGCTTCGTCTGGCAAACCATCTGATTGGCGTCAGATCGGTCAAATGGCGCGTGAAAACCAAAATGTTCCTGAGTTTCTTGCCAAGATGGGACAGTATGCAGACGGTGCAGGGTTAAACCTTGTTCGGTCGATGCCAGCACCTCAGTATGCGACTAGGCCAAATGGTTTTGCTCGCGGTGGGTCCGTCATCGAGAAAGCTGCTGACAAACTCATTGGCGAAACCATGCGCAATCAAAAGCTATTGGCTAACCACACTGAGCATATGCTTAGCATGCCTGATGACGCCATCGTACAAGCTTTGCATGTAGCGCGCAGTGTGGCTGATTAATATTTCTCAGAAGCTTTTAAAACGCGACGTGGGTATCTGTTCTTAGCGGCTGTCGAGCCGTTGTAGCACCCAAGTGCTAAGCGGTCTTCGCCATGTTTCATGTAGCAGTAGTGCAAGTACCGCATGCCATATTCAAGATTGTTTTCAGGTATCATTAAATCGTTTAAGCTGCCTTTAAATCCCATAGCTTTAGCCGTAGCCAAACGGATTTGCATGAGTCCGTAGTTGCCATCTTTTTGTGCAGTGGGTTTGAACGTACTTTCCACATCAATCAAGCCAAGAGCAATTTGTGGATTTACGTCGTGCGAAATCGCTGCCACACGAATCATTTCATGCAACGGAGATTCTGTTGTATGGCCTACAGTTTGGCATCCGACTGTTAGCAATCCAACAGCTATCAAGGTCGATAGCTTCATGCCGCTCAACGCGGAACGATACTGCCATCTAGCTTGCGCTTCCATTTGGACATTTTACCATATGGCATCGGCGTGCGCGACTGTTTTAATCCAAGATGATTTTGCTTAACTCTTTTTGCTTTTGCAGCCATTTTATGATCCTTTTTGGTTTTTTCTTTTGCACATGGCTTACAAGTAAGCCTGATATTGTCGTCTGTATCTGTGCCGCCTAATTCTAATGCACGAACGTGTTCATATATGAATTGGCCCGTCATTAATTTAACGCCGCATTCCATGCAGCAACCACGTTCACGTTCCCATATGGCTAATTTGCGTTTGCCAGATAGGTTGCCTCGTGGCGTTGTCCCAACATCTTCAACCATTTTGCTTCCATTGGTTTAATTGGGATTGCTCCATTACGTATCCCGGACCATGCCCAAGGTTTTTAATGTTTTCTTCTCGATATAAATCCCTAGCATATGCCCAGCCGGGAAATATAACCTCTTTCCCAGTTATAATGGCTAAAACATATACATCAACTTCTTCATTCTTTTTTAGCGTAGCAAGAAGTCGCCCTGTAGAATATCGAGTTGATTTGATATCAATACGCTGCCCTTTATAAACACAATCTACACTGCCGCTTCTTGGATATGCAGACGGGTCAAAAAAAATATTAAAATGTTTGCAAAAAGCATATTCAGCTATGACGCCATCCTCATCGATGTCAGCGCCAGAAAGATCGCCCATTTTAGCGTCTTTAACTTTATTGCCTCTTGCTACAAGGGTTCGCATATTGCCCAGAAGGCGACATATATTTAAATCATCATCGGTAAGAGCGATTGAAATACTCATTTGAAACTTGTCCCTGCACGTTGATTCGCTTGTTCTGAACGCCACGCTTCGATGATTGCGTCCGCCCGATTACGTTCGGCGCGGTAATACTCGTCGTTTCGGATAGCTTCGGCTTCGTTGTCGATTGCTTCAATATACAGTTCGTGTTGTTCCGCCCATGCTTCTTTCATGGCGGACGTTTTCTCGTTAGAGTTGAGGATCAGATTGGCTCTGATCCTCTTTCTTGCATGTTCCGCTTTGAACCTATCCGATCTAGCTTCAGCACCTAAAGCACTATGAGTGGCAAGAAATGTTAAGGCTTCTTCCATCATAAAGTCGGATATGAACTTGCTCATTCGTATTGCTCACCAAAGTTAGGATCGTACGGAACCAAAGATACCCAACATTCGCCATCTTGATTGGGAAGTGGGACAGCTTCAAAGTTAATATTGATTGTCCCTTCTTTGCGTCCGGTAAATCCACGGCCAAGTTTTGTTTTGCGCACATGGCCGTGTTTATCCGTCCGATAAGAAAGGGCAATATATTCAGTGCCTTCTTCTTTATGTTGCCTCATATCGTCTATGCCTTTCCATATGATGCATGCGGCACAACCAAATAACTTCCAATGGTTTTGAATAATCTTCGTGATGTGCTTCTGATTTTAAATTACCACAAACTACACATGGCGTCTTTTGCAATTTTTTGCTCCTTAAAGCATTGCCAACAATGATATGAGCGGCGCGTTTTTCAGGGTGCCTTTCTTGCCAGTTTTTATTCTGCTCAATTCTTTTTTCCTTATTGTCTTGAAGCCAAATTTTTCTTTGGGCTTTTGTATATTCGCGCCGATTGGGATCATTATAATACCTATTTCTGTCATATTCTCTGACATGATCATTATCAACGCGATGTTGCTTCACTCTGCTTTTTATACACTCTTTACATTGGTTATAATAACCATCAGCCATCTTTGCGTGAATATAAAACTCAGAGTGAAGGTCTTTTTCAACACCACAACAAGTGCAAACTTTTGTCTTACCCATATTATCCCCTGCGAGTTGGGAAATCAGTCTCGCAGAGGTTAATTAAAAGGGATTTCGTCGTCAATATCTAATTCATCTATTTGATGTTTACTAGCTGTTTTAGAAACTGGCTTCTTAGGTGAAGGCTTTGTCGGGGCGGTTGCACTTTCGCCCGATTCTTCTTTAGGTGTAAACGAAAGCGAGAAGAATTTACCCTTCGCCCCTTCTTTTACCCATGCGCTAACACGATATTCTGCACCATCTACAATCCCGTTTCCAGTATAATCTGGTTGGTTATCGCGTTGCTTGTAAGTGTTTTTGAAAAGAGAGCCACTATTATCACGTTGTTCATAAGCCATTTCATTTCTCCTTTTTGGCTGCGTTAATTTCTTTTACGCGATCTGCACACAATAAGCGCAAAGCCTCGTAATCTTCGTCGTCTTTGTTCAAATTCATTTTGGTGAAATTTTCCTTCAATTCCTGCTTCCAAAAATCTTGAACTTCTTTAACCGTCCGGCACAACTCAATCGCCGTTTGGAAAATCTTCATATAGCTGTATAGGTCTTTAGTATAATCCGGCCAATGGCTTAGCGTGTCATTATGTGCCACTGACTCATGTGCCACTGGCGTAGTGTCCCGCTCAGGATCATCACCTGTCTCAATTTGGAATAGCTTAAATAAGAAGTACTTATTTGCGCCAGTGATAGCCTTATAAAGCCCCTTGTCACCCACCGTGCCATTTTTGGCACGATCATTACCACATCCAGCCACACGAATCAGGTGAGGCCAAATATCGCCATCTTTGTGGACAATTTCATACCGCATATCCACAACCGTATTGCCATGCTCGTCCATAGGGCGAACCATTTCAATCGATGGGATGAGGATAAGACCCTCCTCAATCAAAGCTGGCCGTAGCTTCTCAAGCAAATCAGCCTCAGAAACATACTTGTATCCGTGAAACTTATTTTCACTGCCTTTCTGCACATACGTAACTTTGGTCATCACGTTGTGAAGCGCCAATGCAATCTTTGCACTCATTTGTTTAGGCTCCCCTGATGACGATGGCGGTTCCACCGTTTGAAAGTGTGACACCCGGCACATCCATTTTCTCCAACATTTCTTTCAATAGTGTTTTGTTTGGCTCTTTTTTAATTCGCATAAAATCGTCAGGTATTTCATATTCATTAAGAATAACAACTTGTGGCGCAGTCTGCATGATAGATAGGGTTGCAGTCGGAAACTCAAGCTTACGAATATCCGCTGCTTCCATTAGCCGCTTCATTAATTCGCGACCAAACTCAACACGCTTTTCAAACCGCTTACGGCGGTCATGGATGTCCCGCTCCGCGTCTTGGCAAGCTTTTGCAAGGTAAATGCTATCTTGTGTGCGGCGCAGCAATTTTTCCATCGTTTCATGGAAATCTGTTGAACCTTCAAGCATATCGTTCTTAAGGTCTTCATCTTCTTTAAGTTCTGGATACCGCTCAAGAAGCAGTTCAATGGTTCGCTTGAGCATATCAACATCGTATTTATTAGCCATTATTACCCTTTCCCCCGAAATCCCTGTTTAGGATTTCAGTCCGTTGTTGCTGTCTACGAGCCGATCATTTACGTATGGTGTAAACAAAGTCAAGAGGCCATCATGCTTTTGCAACTTAACCCGCCAGTTCCTGTCACCACTCCAAAGGGCAAAGGTCTGGCGCACGCTTTAATCGACTATGGTCCAGAGCATGATCTGCTTTGGGTCGTATTTCAAGATGAAAATGGCGAATGCTGGACTTGGAGCAACAAAGAAATACGCGGCCAAGCCAATGTAACCATGGGTCGCCCTAATGTTGCTGTTCCATTACCTGTTGCCCGTGAAAGGCCAAGAGTAGTCCCCAATGAATGAACATCCACTGCGTCAATGGCGTAAAAAAAATAATGTTGTTTTAGTTGATTTCGCCAAGAAAGCCGGAACAACCGCGTCGTCTATTTCTCGTGTGGAGCGCGGCGTGCAAGACCCTTCTTTGGCATTAATGGTTCGCATCATGCAAGCCACTAACAAGGAAATAACTCTTCATCATTTTTTCCTTGATTGGATGCAGAATGATACGCCTTGAGTTGCCTTTAGCGCCTAGTACAAACCGTTTATGGAAGGTAGGGAAAGGTGGCCGTATGTATCGTTCGCCTGAATACGTGGCTTGGCTTGAAGAAGCTGGTTGGATGGTCAAGGCGCAGACCAAAGATCAAATATTTGGGCAATATATCATTCACATTTCTGCGTCGAAACCTGACAAAAGGCGTCGCGATTTGGATAATTTATTGAAATCTACCAGCGACTTATTAGTTAAGACTAAAGTTGTAGAGGACGACTCAGAATGCAGAGCAATTGCTGCAGAATGGGGCGATCATGGAATACCTATGGTAGTATGCATTTACGGTATTGAGGAAGAAACATGGACAGAGAACCGCAAACTTATGATGAATTGAAGGCTAGATATCTAGCCGTCAAAAAGCGTCTTGGTGGTGTTACTGGCCCAACGGGTGTTGTGCCGCATGAACGCGTCACTTTGCCGCAGGAAAATAAAATTTTAGAAGATCAGCCTGTGCTTCAAGTCCGGCTCAATAACCGAAAATTTGTAGCTATGCTTCGCGAGGTTGCAGCTATACACGGTATCGATCCAAATATCGTAAGAAGTCCAACGATTAAGGCAGATGTTGTTAAGGTTCGCCGCGAGGTGTTTTACCGTGCAAAGAACGAACTCAATTTGCCTTATTCTGAAATTGGCCGACTCATGGCTGTCCGGCATTCAACAGTCATTTACGGAATAAAAAAATACGAAGGGGCATTGCATCTCGTGTAAATTTTTGTTAGCCGTATGGTGCGACGGCATTCCTCCC